GGCAACGGCCACACGCGCACCGAGATCGCGCACCTGTCGCTGGCCAACCTGCTGCGCCGCGCCCCCGCCGACCCCGTGACGGGGCAACGGTGGAGCCTGTGGCAGGCCCCGGACGTGCGGATGGTCGAGGGCGCGCCCGCCGCCACCGCCCCGGCGCAGTTCGGCGTCGGCGACTGGTCGGTCTCGACGCAAACGGGCGTGTCGGGCGGCGTGACGATCACGGTCTCGGCGCTGCCCGCGAATGGCGGCTCGGCGATCACGGCGCTCGAATACGACGTCGGCGCGTCGGGGACGTGGGTCGCGCTGACGGGGACCGGGACCGGCGCGCGGACGGTGAACGTCGGGACGACGGCAGAGGTCTCGATCCGGCTGCGCGCTGTCAACGCGGTCGGCGCGGGCGTCGCGAGCGCGGGCAAGAGCGTGACGCCGGGGGTGGCGGCCGGGCCGTTGATCGACGAGGCGTTTGACGGGTCTGGGCCTGTCGATCAGCTTGGATCGTTAAGCACCGACAACATTGGCGGCGGCCTGACGCGGCTGGGCGACGGGACTGCGCGCAACGCGGATACCAACTCCCTCGCGAGCGTAGGCACGACGTCGCCGCCGACCGCGACAGGCGCCAGCTTCGGCGAGCGTGTGACGCTGCCTTCGGCGTGGGCGCAGATCGAAACGACTTTCCGGCTCGGGAATGGACAGATCGGCGCGGTGTTCGTGGCGTGGGTCGATACGAACAATTACACGCTGGTCCGCTTCCGCGACACCGGCGTGCAGCTTGTGCGCGTCGTGCAGGTCGTCGCCGGGGTGGCGACGAACCTCGTCGGCTCCGACATCACATCGGGCTGGACGAGCGCGACGCCGGGCAATCCGACCGTGCTCACCGTGGAGCGCAGCGCGAACAACCTCACGTCGATCCGCGTCAACGGGTCGGCGAACCTGCTGGGGTCGGCTGTGACCATGACCGCGCATACGTCGGCGCTCGGCGTCGGCGTGGGCACACAGGCCAACAGCGCGACCGCGCTGGTTGATCGCTTCGTCGTGACGTGATGTCTCACGCGCGGCTCACGGTGTAAGGTTAACGTGCCCTGTCCACATAGGAGGTCCACATGATCTGCAAGTGCATTGCTCTGCTGCTAGCCATGACCGCCGCCGCCCCGGCGTCGGCCGCGATCCTCGATACGGCCCCGAGCCACAATCGGGGGATCACCATGTTCATTTCCGACGATCCGGCCGATGTGGCGATCTTCGGCGGGCGCTCGCTGGCGGTGGACATTAACAACGACGGCGACATTCGCGACACCCTGAACCGCTATTTCGGTCCTGCGCTCATTCCCGGCGAAATCGTCTATGTGCAAGCCGACCGCACGGGCGCACCCGGCGCGTATGATTATCTGTTCAGGCCGTTCATCCCGCTTTCGCAGCGCCTGCCGGGCGGCCCGTTCGGCGATCAAGGCCCGTGGGTCGGCGCAGACGACATCCCCGCCGGCGCGCGCATCGCCTTCCTGGCCCCGGTCCCCCTGCCCGCCGCGGCGTGGATGCTGCTGGCCGGCCTCGGCGGTCTTGGCGCGCTGCGGTTCGCCCGTCGGGCCTGAGCGCCGACCAACCCCGGACTGAGATTGCGGCGCCCTCGGGAGGCCGGGGGCGTTTTGCCGTCTGAACCCCGCACGCTATCCTGGCGACGACGCCCCGGAGGCCCCGTGCCCGCATGGACTGACGACCGAGACGAGACCCCGCACGGCCGCGGCGCCACCGACGTCGCCCACTTCCTGCTGGGCTACCTATGGGCTGATCTGGGCACACAGTGGCTCGCTACATGGGCCGCGGTATTCCTCGTCGCCCAGGCCGTCCAGCTGCACAACGGGGGCTGGGGCCGCGCGGCTTGGCAAGATGCGCTGTTCGATTGCGCCGTGACCGCGACCGGCGCCGCGCTGGCGCTCGCGGACCTCGAGCGCACAACGACGGGACTGGCGGCGCTCGTCACGATGGGCGCGCTCTACGGCTGGCGAGTCCGCAAAATCCTGCTTGGCGAATCAAGATAAACTTGACAGGGTGCGCCGAAACGGAGGCACCCATGACGCTGACTCTCGAGATCCCCCCGAAGCTGGCCGCCTGGCTGGCGGAGATGCCCGGCGACACCGCCGAGGTCGTCGTTTCGATGCTGCTCGAAATCTACCGCGACGATGCGACGGCGCACCGGCGCCCCCTCGCCCGATGATCCGGCCCGGAGACGTCGTCATCGACGCCTTCGCGCGTGAGCACATGGTCGAGCGGGTGGAAGGGCGCGACATCTGGGTTCGGGGCTACCGATGCGAGGCGTCCGACGGCGGGTGGAATTCCGTCGACGGCATTTCCCGGTTCTTCCCGAGCACCCCGGAGAACGTCGAGCGCGCACTGCAGCGTGTTCAGGCGGCGGCCGACCGATCGTCGGTCTATGCGGCGTACTGCGAGGCGGCGAAGCTGCTCAAGAACGGCGTCGACCGGCGTGCAGGCGCCGCCGCAAGGGACTTCCTCGCCAAGATTCGGCAACTCTGAGGAGAGAGACATGAGCAAGACTGACGACGGCGGGCCGGCGTTCGCAGCTGGAACCGACAAGACGTTCGACTTCGAGGGCGAGCCGCTGGGGCGCGGCATGAGCCTGCGCGACGCTTTCGCGATGAGCGCGCCGATCACGCCGGGCTGCCCGTGGGACAAGGGCGACGTGTGCGCCATGACAGGTTGTCCGGGCGCATGGCCGAAAAAGTCTGATCCCACCCGCCGGGAGCCGCCCCTGACATGGCTCGCCACGCTCTACCAAGTCGCACTTGCAATCTTCGCCGTGGCCGCCTTCTACAACGACAAGCCCTCCGACGCTTACGCCACTGGCGCCCTTGTCCTCGGCGCGATGATCGCCCTCTCGCACCGGGAGCCGCCGCGATGAACCAGCCGAAACTCTCCCATCTCGTCGTGCTGTCTGCTGCGGGGCGAGGCGTGGACGGCGGGCCGATGGAGATATGCCGGCAGTGGAGGTGCCCCGAGCACGCGACCTTCGCGGCCTTCCGCACGCTCGAGGACCGCAAGCTGATCGCCGTCTCACGCTCCGATTCCGGCCGGTTCGTGCGCCGAACCGAGATCACCCCCCGCGGCCGGCAGCTTCTCGACGAATGGCTTGAAAAACTGAGGATCCCCGAATGAACGTCACTTACATCTGGCACGTCGGCTCGGACGCCTCCATCGCCGCCGACGCCCGCGTCTCGAACGCACGCGAGCGCCAGGCGTCGAACCCGGAGAAGGACGCGGCGCTGATCCGCTACCTCGCCCGGGGCGTCACCGAGGCCGAGTTCCGGTCGCTGCTCGCCGAGATCGTCATGTGCGAGACGGCCGACGCCGCCGAGCGGCTGTGGCGCCGCATCCGCGACGTGCAGACCCACTTCGCGCCGTTCACGCACACCTCGATCAAGCTGCACTTCGACGGCGTGCCGCTGGCGATCGCCCGGCAGTGGTGGCGCTCGACGGTCGGTGTTTCGACGATCGAGGAGGCGACCGCCTGGTCAGAGATGAGCATGCGCTACGTCGAGGCGTCGGACATCTATCGCCCCTCAGACTGGCGGGCGGCTGCGCCGAATGTCAAGCAGGGGTCGAGCGATCAAGTCGTTGACGATGAGTCCTTCGCACTAGTAGCGGAAGAAACCTTCGACCAGTGCGCCCACGCTTACGAACGTGCCTTCGGCGCGGGCATCTGCCTAGAACAGGCGCGCTTCCTGCTGCCGATGGCGACAGCGACGCGCTGGATTCAGACGGGCTCGGTCCTCGCCTTCCGGCGCATCTGCAAGCTGCGGCAGGACCCGCACGCCCAGAAAGAAATCCGCGACCTCGCCAACCAGGTCGAGGCCATCATCGAGCCCCTGTTCCCGATCAGCTGGTCGCACCTGTGAGCATCGGCGGCCACCAGCGGCATGGGCGCGGCGACCGGGTCTGGCTGACGCCTCCCGACCTCGTGCGCCTGCTGGGGCCGTTCGACCTCGACCCCTGTTTCGGCGAGCCGCGTCCGTGGGCGACGGCGGCCGTGCACTACGGCGAGCGTGGCCTCGATCGGCCGTGGCGCGGCATGGTGTGGTGCAACCCGCCCTATGACGACGAGGCGGGCCGGTGGCTCGCCAGATGCGCAGAGCACGGGGCGGCGCTCGCGCTCGTGTTCGCCCGCACCGAGACCGCCTGGTGGCAGTCCGAGGTCTGGGCCAAGGCGTCGGCGGTGCTGTTTCTCGCGGGCCGCCTTCACTTCCACCACGCCGACGGGCAACGCGCGGCCCACAACGGCGGCGCCCCGTCCGCCCTGATCGCCTACGGGGCGGAGGCCGCGCGCCGGCTGCACGACTCGGGCGTCGACGGCCCGCTCATCACCGCATGGTTAACACTAGACGCGCGCGTCTGAGTCAACTAAACCTTGATTCAAGGAGAATCACATGAGCAACCTGAGCCCCCAGCTGCGAGCCCTCGTCGAGCGCATCCAGACGCTCGAAAAGGAGAAGCAGGAAGTCGCCGACCAGATCAAGGAAGTCTACGCTGAGGCCAAGGGCAACGGCTTCGACACCAAGATCCTGCGCAAAGTGATCGCGCTGATGAAGCGCGACGCCGACGAACGCGCCGAGGAAGAAGCCCTCATCGAACTCTACCTGAACGCGCTCGATGAGGGCGTTTAACGTCCGCCAAGTCGACAGCCCGCACGGTCGCTGGGTGGCGTCCGTGCAAGACGCTGAGACTGGAGGGTGGTCGGTGGCCTACGCCGACGACCCGTGGGTGGCGCTGATGCGCGCCTTCAGAGAGGAACCTGTATGACCGCCCTCGTCTACACCAGCCTCGGGCTGCTGGACCTCTACCGGCCCGACCCCTCACTGATCGCCCTCGACGACATCCAAGAGGGCCTCGAGCGGCGCATCCGATGGGGCTGCGTCGGAAACCAGCGGCTCTCCGTCGCCAATCATTCGGTCTTGGTCAGCTTGATCGTCGAGGCGCGCGGCGCGAGCAAAGCGACCGCCATCGCGGCGCTGCTGCATGACGCCTTCGAGGCGTATGCCGGCGACGTGCCGGCCCCCCTCAAAAAGTCGCTCGGCCAGGTCTGGACAGACGTCGAGGAGAACTTCATCGACGTCGTCTGGGCGAAGTTCTGCGACGGACCCATCGACACCGAAGCGATTTGCGAGGCTGACGACTACGTCGCCCGCATCGAGATGCGGGACCTCGGCATCGAAAGGACCGATGCGCCGTGGAGCAGGATGTCCAGAGTCAACACGCACTCCGGAATATTCGCCCAGCGCCGCAAGGAGTTGGGGCTGTGAAGGCGCTGGCGATCGCCGCCCTGATCGCGGCGCCGGCGGCCGCTGACGTGATGCACGAGCCCGGCGGCTGGGCGCTCTGCGACTACCGCCCCGAGGCGTGGTGGGCTGCGCAGCCGTCGATCCTCGGTGGCCCGACGCAGCCGATGGCGGCGACGCATCCGACGCTGTGGGACCCCGCCACGCCCGCGGAGTGGGCGTTCGGCGCAGTGACGTCGGGGGGCGGCGAGCGGCCGGTGCTTCGTCCAGCGCCGCCCCCGGTCGTCAGCGAGCCGCCTGCGCCCGTGCCCATCGGCGGCATCGGCGCGCTGTTCGCGGGTCTGCTGGCGGGCGTCGGCATCGCAGTCCGGGTGCTGCGTTGAACTACTACAATGAATTCGACGCTGCTGCCGCGGATTGGCTTGAGCAGCTTGTCAAGGAAAACTTGATACCTGCGGGTGTCGTAGACCGTCGGAGCATCGTCGATGTTCAGCCTTCCGATCTTCGAGGCTTTTCGCAGTGCCACTTCTTCGCGGGCATCGGCGGGTGGCCTCTGGCACTCGAACTCGCCGGCGTCTCGCCCGACGAGCCGATCTGGACCGGCTCCTGCCCGTGCCCCCCGTTCAGCGCCGCGGGCAAAGGCCAACTCTGCCCTGACTGCGGCGGAAAGCGCGCTCTCGCGCATCCTCTCATCACTGCCGGATGGGTGTGTCTCGATTGCAGCCACGAATGGCGCAGTGACGATCGCCACCTCCTGCCCGAGTTCCTCCGTCTCATCGGCGAGTGCCGCCCTTCAAGAGTCCTTGGAGAGCAGGTTGCGAGCGAGTCTGGCCGCCTGTGGTTCGCCGCTCTACGCGCTGTCGTGGAAAGGCTGGGATACGCCGCTGGGTCCGCCGATCTCTGCGCTGCGGGCGTCGGCGCGCCGCACATCCGACAGCGGTTGTTCTGGGCGGCCGACCGCTGCGGCTCGGGACTTTCGGGACTCGGCGGGCATGGCGACGACGGGCGTGAACCCCGACGGCTCGATCCGGTCCCGGTTGGATCAACTTCCGCGCGTGGCGACGACGGCGGGCTGGCCGACGACGACGGCGCAAGACGCCGCCTCCAGCAGAAACGCGACGGCGAAACGGTCCCCGGGCGCCAAGCCGGCGAATATCGGCTGGACGCTGCTCGATGCGGCGACGATGGCGGGCTGGCCGACGCCGGTAGTCGGGAACGCCGAGGGCGGCCAGACGATGACGAACTGCTCGTCCTCGGGCCGGCGGCCGGATGGGTCGAAGGCGACGGTGAGCCTCGGGGGCGTGGCGCAGACGGCGGGCTGGCCGACGCCGATGGCAGGGACGCCGGCGCAGAACGGCAACAACGAGGCGGGCAACACGGACAGCAGCCGCAAGACGGCGGCGCTCTGCGGCGCGCTGGTGGCGGGGCATGGCCTGACGTTGCCGCCCGAGTGGAGCGGCCCCGCGCGCCTGACAGCCCGTGGCGAGATGCTGACTGGATCTTCTGCCGGGATGGAAAGTGGCGGCCGGTTGAATCCTCGCTTCTCGGGTTGGCTGATGGGGTTTCCGGAGGAGTGGTGCCGGGCGGCCATCCGCTCGCACAAGACGCGGAAGCGAGGGTCACGCGCCTCCGCGGCTACGGCAACGCCATCGTTCCCCAACTAGCAACAGAGTTCATCCGTGCGATACGTTGAAGGTCTCACCGAGCAGCAGTCCGCGCTGGTCTGGTATCTCCACGACAAGGCGCCGCTGCCCGTCCGCATCGCGACCATCGCGGCGGCGCTGCGCACGTCCGAGAACGTCGTCAAGGTGCAGGTCTCGCGCATCCGCACCCGGCGCCCCGAGCTGAAGATCGAGCGCGTTGGCTACTCCGTCGGCTACGTCTACCGGGGCCCCGAGCCCGGCAAGAAGGCCGAACTCACGGGCGTCGAGCGCCGCGCCTACGACCTCGTCACCGAGGACTGGCAGCACTTCGGGGTCAAGGCCGCGCGCGAGGCCGGCTTCGAGAGTCCCGGCAACCTGAACAAGGCCCTGCGGTCGCTCCAGCGTCGCGGCTTGGTCGACGTCCACGAGGTCAACGGGCGAGACCTCGCCTACCGCAGGAGGCCGAACGCATGGCTGAACTGATCGTCGGCGACTGCATCGAGGAACTCGACCTCTACCCCGACAACTGGTTCGACTCGGTCATCACCGACCCGCCCTACCACCTGACTTCGATCACGAAGCGGTTCGGGGGCGAGAACGCCGCGCCCGCCAAGCACGGCTCGGACGGCGCCTTCAGCCGCGCGAGCAAGGGCTTCATGAATCTGCGGTGGGACGGCGGCGACATCGCACAGAGCCCGGCGCTCTGGTCGCAGCTGTTCCGCGTCCTGAAGCCGGGCGGCTACGTCGCGGCGTTCAGCAGCCCGCGCACCGGGCACCGGATGGCCTGCGCGATGGAGGACGCCGGCTTCATCATGCACCCGTTCATCGGCTGGTGCTATGCGAGTGGCATGCCGAAGGCGACCAACCCCGACAAGGCGCTTGCCGCGCGCGGCGCGGACCCGGCGCAGTGGGAAGGCTGGCGCCACGGAACTCAGGCGCAGAAGCCCGCCCTCGAACCCATCTACATCGGCCAGAAACCCATCTCCGAGCCGACGATGGCCGACAACCTTCTCAAGTGGGGCGTGGGGTGTGTCAACATAGACGGGTGTCGGGTTGAGGGCGGACGCTGGCCCGCGAACCTGATGCACGACGGCAGCGACGAGGTGCTTGCGCTGTTTCCCCACACGGTCAGCGGCACGGGCGCAGTTAAAAAGGCGACGGCGGCAGGACACCAAGGCAACACCTACGGGCGGGAAAACCGCCCAGCCGGAACGCCCAACATAGAATACGGCGACGCCGGTTCAGCCGCCCGATTCTATTACTGCGCCAAGCCATCGAAGGCCGAGAAGGGCGACACGACGCACCCGACGGTGAAGCCGCTTGCCCTGATGCGCTGGCTTTGCCGCCACTTCACGCCGCCTGGCGGGCACATCCTCGACCCCTTCGCCGGCAGCGGCACGACCGGGCGCGCCGCGCTAGATGAGGGCTTTCAGGTGACGCTGATAGAGCGTGAGCCGAAGCACGCGGCCGAGATCCCGCTGCGCGTTCCGGAGGTGCATGGTGTGTGAGTGGGTTGAGGGATGCGCCCGGGGCCGGCGCCTCGCCGAGAGCGTGGCGCGCCTCGGCGTGGCGGCGACCGTGGCCGCCGCGCGGCGGCTACAGGGCGAGGCTGAGCTGGTCGGGTTCGTCACGGCGCTCGCCGAGCGCGGGCAGGGGCTCGAACAGATGCGCGAGACGCGCGCCACTCCGCCCGATCTGCAGGAGCGAGACCTCACCCACTGAGAGGTAGCTCTTGGCGGCCCACGCGTCCATCGCCGTCATCGCACGCAACTGGATCGCCAGCCAGCCCGGCACGTCGAAGGTGCGCTCGTGGTGCTTGTCGCCCGACAGCAGGTAGCGGACGTCGGAGGTGCCGTACATCTCGCGGTAGTGGTGCGCCAGGATCGCCGCCGCGCGGATGCGGCCGTTCTCGCCGCCCTTGATGTTGTTGCCGTGCGTCGCCGCCACCATCGCCCGGCCGAACTGGTGAGCGAAGTAGTAGCGCGGCGACGCGGCGACCGTGACGCGGGACTCGGCCGCGAAGGCGAGGCCGACCGCGCGCTCGAGCAGCGTGGCGAGGAACTCGTCGTGGTTGCCGGGCAGGATCCGGACCACGACGCGCCGGTGCGTGCGCAGCGCGGCGCGCACCGCGTAGACGAAGGCGTAGACCGCGATGTCGAAGGCGCGCCAGATGCGGCCCGAGACCTGCAGAGGGTGGCCCGACGCCTCGGTCACGTTCTTGTTCGAGTTGGTGTGGAACTGGTCGCCGAGGCCGAGCACGAGGCACTCCTCGCCTGGGCCCGCCCGCTCCAGCAGGCGCGCCGCGCCGACCCGGAAGTTCGCCTCGGCGATCGAGAGGTCGTACTCGCCGCCGGTCTCCTCGGCGTGAGCCTGCATCAGCAGGTGCCAGTCAGGGAAGCTCAGCACGCTCAGCACGTCGTTGACGCGCGCCGGGGGCGGACCTTGCTGCGGGGCGGCCAGCGCCGCCTGGACGCGCTCCAACGCCCGGTCCAGCCCCGTCTCGTCGCGCCCGCGGTCCACGCGCACGTAGGCCGAGATGCGCTTGGACTTGTGCCAGTAGGCGGTGACGCCCGCGGCGTCGAAGCCCTCGGCCGCGGCCGTCTGTTCGAGCGTCGGGTGCTCCTCGGCGGCGAGGCGGCGGCGGAACGTGGTGCGGGGGATGCCGAGCGCCCGGGCGGCGGCGGCCGCGCTGCCGTGGCGCTCCACGGCCTCACGCAAGGTCGAGGTCGTCATCGGTCTCATCCTCGTCGAACACGGAGAGGTCGCCCACGAGTCGGCCGTTCGGCAGCAGCTCGAAGGCTGCGGCCTCGGCCTCCTCGAAGGTGCGGGCGGGGATGTCGAATGTGTAGCGGTCGCCGTCCGGCATGAAGGCGACTCCCGTCCACCATCGCCAGCCGAAGGGCAGGGGTCGGGTGTTCATCGCCGCCTCCGCGTTCATGGGGTCGCGATCCGTCGCCACGCTTGTTCGTTGACGAGGGCCGCGCTGCGGCACTCGACGAGGGCGAGCCGGTGGTCGATCAGCGCCTCAAAGGCGTCCGCCACGACCTCGGGCAGCGCGCAGGCGAGAGTCACGTTCGCCGGTGGCGCGGGTGGCAGCGGCGTCGACACGGGCGGTGCCGACGCACACCCCGCGAGCGCCAGCAGCAGCGCCGCGGCCCTCATCGGATCGCCTCCACGGCCCCGCGCTGCGCCTCGGTCAGCGGCGCCTGCGACAGGCCCCGTGCGCGGCCGGCGGCGCGGCGCGCGTCCAGCACGGCGGCGTCGCGTTCGGCGCGCAGGGCCTCGACCTCGACCAGCACGGCGGCGACGCGCGCCTGCTCGGCTGCGGCTGCAGCGGCCCACTCAGCCCGCACGGCGTTGGCCCCCGCGTCGAAGCCGGACGACCAGAGCGCCCACGCGACGACCGCCGCCACGAGGACCGCGGCGGCGGCGACAGTGCTCATGCGAGCCTCCGCTCGCGCCAGAGCCGCCAGCCGCCGAACGCGAGCGCGGCGGCCCCTGCACCCAGCATGACGAGACCGATCTCGGCGCCTAGCGCGGCTGCGACGCCATCGAGCGACTCGCGCACGCGGGTCAGCGTCGTGGCGGCCGCTTCGACTTGAGTGAGCACCGCGCCGCCGGTCAGCACGACGCCGCCGCCCTTCACGGCCGCGTCGGCCAGCACCGCGCCCGGCGTCGGCTGCGCGGAAGGCTGCACCGAGATCCCCGCCTCGCGGATCGCCGACCAGGTGCGATGCCCGACCACGCCGTCAACCGGCAGCCCCGCGCTGCGCTGGAAGTCCCGCACCGCGCGCTCGGTGCCCGGGCCGAAAGCGCCGTCGTCCTCCACGCCCAGCGCGCGCTGCAGTTCGCGCACCGCCGGACCGCGGGCGCCGACGCGCAGGATCACAGCCGACGCCTGCCCGCCGCTGAGCCGCCGGTAGACCGCCTCGATCTTCCGCGCGTAGACTTCGGGCTGGCCCGAGCCGTTGTAGCCCTCTGCGAAGCCCCGCCAGTCGTGCGCCCGGATCTTGGCGTCGAGGCCCTTGGCCTCCACGAATTGAACCCACGCGCCGAGTTGCTGCGGCGCGCCGAGCGCCATGTGCTCGACCATCTCGCGGGCGGTGTCGAAGCCGCACGCCTGCGCGTTGAAGCCCATGATCTGCGGCGCGCCCCAGCTGCTCGCGCGCATGAGCAACTCCGGGTCAATCGCAGCGGCGCTCTTGAACATGGCGCGCCGCGCTTTGTCCGAGAGGCGCAGCGCGGCCCGCCACGGCGCCGCGTCGCCCGGCTCGAAGCCCAGATAGCCCCACGTCTCGCGCGGCATGTGATGCGGCTCGAAGCGGCTGATGACCGCGTCGCCGCCGAAGAAGCGGCCGCCCGCCTCGACCTCGAACACCGCCTCGACGGCGGCCGGCGAGCAGCCGATGCGCTCGGCCGCCTGCTCGAAGTCGTAGGGCGTCAGGTGGCGCGCGACCGCGCCGTGAACGATCCACGGCTCAGTCACGGCGCGCTCCGAGAAGGTGGTTGCGGAGGTCGTCCACGCCGGACTCGATGCGGCCGGTGCGGTGCTCGATGCTCTTGAGGTGCGCGGCGGTGGCGGCGCGCTGGGCGGCAGCCTCGGCCTCGCGGACCTCGAGGACCCGGATGCGCTCCTCGTGCGAGGTCTTGCTGCGGATGCGCTTCTCGACGGACCAGGCCCATCCCACGATGGCGAGGATGGCGCCAGCCACCCACTCGCGGACGGCCCAGAGCGCCCCCTGCAGATCCTCGGTGGTCATGCGCGCCTCCCGCTGGTCACGGGGACATATACTCAAGTTTCTCTTGATTTTCAATTAAAGCGTTGCCCCCCAGCGATAAAGGTCGTCGATCTGCGCGGGCGTCAGCGGCGGCGTCATCGACGCCGCGATCAGTTCGAGCATCGGCCAGTCGCGGGGGAACGTGGTGGCGCGGTCTAGGCGCAGGGTGACGCCGCGGCGCTCCGACGACTCGGCCCACGCCTGCGCCGGCCAGCCCTCGGACACGGCCTGGAAGTCGATGAGCGCGAGCACGTTCTCGCGCGTAAAGCCGATGCTGTCGCAGACCAGCCAGAACTGGACCGCGGTCAACGCCTGCGGCACGCGGCCCGGCGGGCGGGTGGAGACGATCAGGCTCACGGCAGCACCTCGATCTGGAAGGTTTCTGGCAGCGCGGGGAACGCCTCGTTGACCACCACCGTCCACGGCCCCGCGGGCAGGGCGATCTGGACGGAGCCGGTCGGGCCGACGGACTCGAAGCCCGCGATGTCGCCGCTGATCGGGTCGATGGCCTCGACCACCGCGCCGACGGGCAAGCCGGCCCACGAGGCGGCGACCGCGGCCGTCAGCGACGGCGGCGCGGGCGGCGCGGGCCGCGGCTCGATGCCGCTGGGCGACCGCCAGTAGCGGACGATGTCGACCATCTGTGGCAGCACGTCCATGACGTATTCCGGCCCCAGCGAGGCAAGGTGGGCCATGCCGTCGTCACCGGGCGGCAGCGTTACGATCTGCTCGATGCGTCCGTTTCGAGAGTAGGCGACGATCATGCGTAGTACCCCACGGCAAAGCCTGTTCCTGTCGACGCGGTGAAACCCGCCCCGATCAATTCCACGCGAACCTGCCGGCTGCCAGCGGCGACGGCCTGAACAGCAAAAATAGAAGCGTCGAGCGGGAAAGTGTTTCGTATGACTTGGCCGGCGCTTTCGCCTGCCGTCCCTACAACGATTTCCGCAATTCGAGTCTGCGCGACCTGAATCCCGTCGATATACAGAACAGCTCGCACGCTTGATGCGCTGCTGGGGTTGGTCGCGTTTACTTCTCGAACCACGCCTGCGAGAATATACCCGGCGCGATCCATCTGGACCGTCGCGAAGATCGCGTTGTTGGTGCTGATCGTCGCGGCGTAGGGTCGGCTGACGGCGTTCGGCCGCAGCTTCTCGGGCGTCACAGCTTCTCCCGCCAGGAGCAGCGTGCCGATGCGCGCGGTGCCGATGGCGGCGTCTCGGATGCGGACCTGCCCGCCAACCACCTCGAAGGGCGCGTCGCCCGCAAGGGTCGCGCTGTTCCAGATGGCGAAGCGCGCCGCCTCGAACGTGATAAGGCCGCCTTGCGGCGAGGCCGTCATCGTCCGGCGGGCGACGATGCCGTTGCTCTCGACCGTCAGCACGGTCGTCGCCTGCACAGCCCCGTCGGCGCGCGACGTTGCGACCGTGAGGTCCGAGACTGTCGCGAGGCCCGCGCGCCCCTGCGCGCTGACCTGGTTGTTCACGGCGGCCAGAGCGCCCGCAGAATCCACTTTCGTCGCCAGCGTCGAGTTGACCGTGGCGAACTGCGCGCCCACCGACGCGCTGAGCGACGTGATCTGCGCGCTCAGCGCCGAGTCCCCGGCGACGCGCGCAGTGGTCTCGACCTCGATGGCCGCCGCGATCGCGTCGCCGACCCGACCGCCCCCGATCTCCTCTGCGCTGGCGGGGCGGATGTCGCAGGAGTGCCACTGGATCTGTTTCGCTGCGATCGTCTCGCTGAAGCCGGGCCAGCCCGCCATCAGGTACACATCGACGCGATCAGCCTGCGTGGAGGAGGTGTTTCGTGCGACAGCCGTTATGACCGACCGCACCCCCAGCGGCGTCGCCTGAAGCTGAGCTAGGCGAAAGGTCTGGGTCGATATGATCGTGGCACCCGAGCGGAAATAGACCAGAAGCCCGGCGCCGCCCAAGTCACCCGTGATGCGAGTCAGCGCGACTTCCAGTGAGACGGACTGCGGCCGCTTCGCACCGGACCAGCCGGTCCGGTTGCTGATGTGCGCGACGCCCGCCAGGCCGCCCGTCGCAACCGTCGACGTGAGCGTCTGCCCTCCGGGGTATCCGGATGCAGCCGCGCCACCCTCGTAGGCCAGCCACCCGCCCGCAGCGCCATATGTCAGGAAGGTGTTGTCGGGGACGCAGAGGGTCGCGCCGCTCGCCGCCCGAACGGACTCGATCGTTGAGGACAGCGCCGAGTCCGCGTTGGTGCGGGCCAGGGCCTCAGTCGCGATGTCAGCTTCGTTGTCGTCGGTTCGCGCCGTCAGCGACGTGACCTGCGCGCTCAGCGCGGAGTCGGCGTTGGCGCGGGCGACGCTCTCCGCGGAGATCGCCGCTTCGTTCGCCCCCACCGCCGCAGTCAGCGACGTGACCTGCGCGCTCAGCGCCGAGTCCGCGTTCGCGCGGGCGAGGGCCTCGGTCGCCACGGCCGCCGAAATCTCGTCGGAGACCTCGACGCGCACCTCCTCCGTGATGATCGAGAACGCCTCGGCCTCGTTGCGCGCGATGATCGCCGCGTCGCGAGCCGCGAAGGCCGTGAAGTTGCTGCTGCCGGCCTCGATGCGCGCGGACTCTGCGGCGAGCCGCTCCGCGCTGGCCAAGCTCGCGGCGTTGAGGGCCGCAGTGCGGGCCGCGAGAGCCTCGGCTCGCGCGACGTCCACCGCGCTCTGCGCGAGGGCGACCTCCGCTTTAGCAGTGTCGACCTCGGCCAGCGCGGCGTTGATCTCGGACTGCACCTGCGCCGATACGGTGCTCAGGTCGTTCGTGAGTTCGGCGACTAGGCCCGGAGCCAGGTCGTCGGCCGCGATAGCGCCGCCAGGCCCGGAGCCACCGAGAGACACTCGGCCTGTCAACTGGATCGCTTGACGAAGCTGCGTCAGGTTCGTCGGGTCGGGCGTCAGGCCCGCGCCGACGATGACATTGATGACCTCCTCCTGAATCGCGGTCAGGAACTCGGCCGTGACGGCGGTGCCGCCGGCGAAAAGACGCTGGCCGGAGGTCGTGTCGGCCGTCGGGTGGTCGATCCGATCCATGCAAGCCTCAAGTTTCGCTTGACTTATTACACATTCGTCACGGCGATGGAATGGGCTTGGTGCGAGCGGAGGCCGTCCCGGATCGAGCCGACCCGGATCTCGCCCGCGGTCGCCCCGGCCCAATCCGCACGCGGCACCACCAGGCTCGACCCCTCGACGGTGTAGGTCTTGAGCACGACGCCGCCGGCCACCAGATCGACGACCGTGCGCTGGTTCACTTCGGGCGCGACGCCCGCGTCCGACCAGTTCAGCGCGCGCGAGTCCTCCAGCAGTCGGTTGCGCAGCGCCCAGGTCACGGTGGCGTTCGCGGCCCCGAGGTTGACGCTGCCGAAGCCCGCTCCGTTGACCCGCACGTTCGCGGGCCGGAACGGAGCATGCGGCCGGTCGGTGAGGGTGGCCGTGAGGTCCGGCGCCGCGCTCACGGCCAAGACGCCGCGGGACGTGTGCGGCGTGATCCGATAGGTGATCGACTCGCCCGCTGAGCGGACCGCGCCGTCGGCGATGACCGCGCCGTCGGGCAAGAAGAAGAACGGCGTCCCTGCAGGCCATGCCTTCGGCACCGTGTCGAGCGCGCCCCGGCGCAGGCCGAAGCCCGCCTCAGACGAGGAGCCGATCAGCACCCACTCGTCACCGATGATGAGCCAGCCGCCGACCTGCGGGCGAGGCCCTTGCGTCTGGACCTCGACGGCGAGGACGCTGGTGGCCTCCGCGGGCAACGGCGCGCTGAGCACGCCGCGAGTGACAAGGTCAAACGCCCCGAGAAGGACCCGCGTCGCGTTGCCGGCCGCGTCCACGAACGGGCCGTGGGCGCTGAACTCCTGCGTGTCGAGGCCGTTCTGTGCCACGAGAAAGCCCGCGAACACGCCCGGATATTCGACGTTCGCAGCGGCGCTCGCGAGGTTCCGAACCACCCAGAGGTAGGGCAGGGTCACGATCTGCGAGAAGTCCGCCGGCCGCGGCGCCTCGCCGAGCCCGTTCCACTCACTCGCCGGCGGCTCGGAGTACTCCGTCTCGTCGCGGCCGAACACGTCTTGCACGAGCGGGATCGACAGCCACGGCTCTCCCGGGCGGCCGTAGTCGACTTGGCCGACCCGCATGGGCATGCGCGAGATGCCGCGCTCGGGCATGCTGAGCGCCACGACGTCGCCCGGCGCCAGAGTCCAGCCCTCCCGGTTCACGCGGACTTCTGCTGACGCGAGGGGGCTGGACGCTGCTTCGAGTTCGCGCAGGCCCGCGCGCTTCGCCGTTTCGGCAGTCCGGAAGCCGTAGTAGTTTCGAGCGGACGAAACGATCTCGCCGCCCTGCGCCGCGATCGCGGCGAGGTTCTGCACGTTGATCGTCTCCTCCGCCTCGTTCTCCGGATTGGTCCACGTCACGACGATCTCGTTGACGACGTTGCCCCAGCCCGCCTGCTGGAAGCTCACGACTTCGCAGTTGTCCGGCGTGAGTTCGAGCAGGTCGTCAACGACATATCCCCCGCGGATCAGGCGGATGCTGTAGAGGCCGGTCCGGGGGTCCGTGAAAGTCCGGGCGTCGATGTGCGTGCAGACCTCTTGGATGAAGTCCTCAATCCGCGCCTGCTGCGTCCACAGCATCGAAACGCCCAGCTTTTCGGCGAACACCCGCTCGGCCGCCGCCTCGAAGGCGGCCATGTCGATCGAGGACTGCGCGCGGCCGCCGCCCCAATCCGTGTTCGTCGCGCACTCCAAGATTACATGCACCGGGTTCGCGTCGAGAGGGCCCCCCGGCGCGCGCGGGATCGAGGCGATGTCCGGGCGGAACGGAGTCGGGATGTTCTCGACCTCGACGGCGACGTCCTTCAGATAGGGGTTGTTCGTGCCCCAGAGAAAGCCGGGCATGTTCGACCCCGGCTGCTCGCAGAAGAACAGCGTCAGCAACCCCCGGTAGCCGGGGCAGGTATCAAAGGTCAGACCCATGCGCGCGGCGTGGTCGGCGGAGATCCGCTGCGTCGCGTTGCCCGGATAGATCGTGATGCTGCCCTCGATCCCGCCCTCGTTGGTCTTGCCGCCGAACAAATCCTTCTTCGAGACGGCGACTTCCAGCGGGCCGGTCGGGTTGAAGTTGCCTGAAAGCCCCTCGCGGTCGCCGAAGAACACCTTGCGGACCGCCGTGACCGGGTGGCAAACCCCGAGGTGCATCGAGAGGTAGTAGTGGGGGAACTTCGGGTTCCCGCCCTTGCCCTTACCGCCCCCGCCCGCCACGATGCGCCTCCTCGATCACCTGGTTTCCAAAACCGTCGTCGAGCGCGGCGATGACGCTCTCGTCGATGCCCTCGCGCAGGAACGCCTTGAAGTCCAACCCGTGAAGGTCGAACCACTTCTTGATGCCCGACGGGCAGTGCCCCGCGGCTCGCGCATGGTCGATCGTCAGTTTCACAGCGACCGCTTCCCTTTCTCGCCGTACCAGAGACAGTTCGTGCCGCTCACGCGGATCGTGCCGAACGCAACGGGCACCGGACGCCCGGCGTCCGCGGTCGGCGCCTGAAGGTCTTGCGCCGCCTCGGGCTTCGGCGCTTTGGGCTTCGGCGCGATGATATAGCTGACGATGTTGAGCGCCAGACCGATCAGCAGGGGGATGAGGATGTCGAAGAACATGGATCAGTAGAAGTTGCTGTCGAACCCGAACGGGTTCTTGACCGGAATGAACGGCATCCCGCCGAAATTTGCGATGTTGTTGTGAACCACGCGGCAGGACTCCATTGTTCTTGCGCATCCTGGCAGCAAACTCATCACCGAAGCAGTTGTCAGGCCGAACAGCGAGCCGCCGAGCAGGATGCGGTCGGCCTGCGCCCGGAGGATCTGGCGCAGTTCCGCGCGCCCGGCCGTCCACTCGGCGAAGCCGCCGGCGAAGGACGCCGCAGTGCGCGCCCCGTGCCAGCCCGTCGGCAGCAGGACCCAGCGGCCGGTCAGGAAGCCGAGGGGCTGCACCGTGGCCGGGACCTTCGTCGCCTTGCAGTGCGGGCCATAGAGAACGTGTGGGCAGCCCAGTTGGTAGTGTCGGCGCAGCCCGGGATTGCGCAGCGACGCTGCCGAGGGCTCGACCGTCAGCGTGACCGCATCGCCCTCCCACGTCACGCCCGACAGCCGCCCCACCCACGCGACCTTGCGGTCCGCGGCGCCGACGTGCGCGAGGTAGATCGAGACCTCGATGATGCTCGACGGGGGCCAGACGAGGAACTCGTCGGCGACCTCGCAGAGCGATGACGTCCGGACGCGCAGGGCCGTCTTGTCCTCGCCGCCGGTCGCGACGATGGACTCGTGGGCGATAGGGATGGGCTGGTAGGTCACGCCGTCGAGAACCTCGGGCGTTTCCGAAGACGTGTAGGCCCATTGAAGCCCCGGCCCGCCGTCGAAGCGGTAGAGGTAGTATGGCGAGCCAGAGTAGCGGCTGACTTCGAGTTGGTCAAAAGTCGGCATCGAGCGCCTCCAGAGATTCGATTGTCGCTGATACCGTCGAGAACTTGGGCGTAGACCAAGAGACGGAGAGCGTATCCGTCGCGAAGCGCCACAGCGGGCACCACGAGATTGAGCGCACCGCGACGCTGCGCGGCCAGGGCACGTTCACCGTGATCTGCGTGGCGGGCTGGCCTCCGGCGGTTGTATCAGAAGTGGAAACGATGCGCCGAACAAGCCGCTCTTTGTTGACCGTGAACACTGAAAGGTCGCGGTATCCTGCGGAGACCATGCCGGCCACGTCGCGCCCGAGCACGGTCAACGTCGAAGCGCCTGCGGCGAGCGGTTCGCCCGTCTGCATCTCGGCCAGCCAGGTCGGCGCGAAGAACTCCCCCGCCATGCCCCGCTGCCGCCGGAAGAAGTCGACGAGGCTCGCCACCGACGCAGGGTAGATGGCCGAAGCCGGATCGCCGGCCGTCTCCTGCGATGCGCGGAACAGCGCCTCGCCCCACGCTTCGTCTCGGGCGTCTCCGTCGATCCAGTCGGCCTCGACGTTCAGGAAATCGAGGCGCGCGACCTGCCGGATGAAGGGCTCGCGGTTGAAGTAGTGGACGCGGCCGAAGCCGAAGTCGATCGCCGTGCGGCCCGAGGTCCACGACGTTTCGACAGGTCGCTGCCAGTTCGGCCGGTGCGCCAGCACCTCGCGGCCGAGGTGCGCGAGCCGCGCAAGCTCGGGCGGCCGGAAGTCTTGCTCGCCGGCAACCGCGTCGAACCGCAGGCGCGCCGTGCCGATCGAGCCGGTGTTGAACGACAGGCTGGGCGATTCCGAGAGGCGAACGCGCCGCAGCAGGTTGACCAGCGCGCCTTCGGCTGCAGTCACCGCCCTGTCGAGCGTCAGGACTTCGCCTGCGACTGCTTGCACGACGGCTTCTTGGCCCTGAACGATCAGCCGCGCGCCGACAGCCGCCCACCAGGGCCGCCGCACGACCTCGATCAGCGCGCCAGCGGCCGGTGCCGCAAGGCTCGCCGCCTCTGCGAAATCGGGCAGCAGAAACTCCTGCGACGCGGCGCGAGACAGCATCGACGCGATGCCGGGCGTGACCTGAAAGCTCGCCTCGATGGACATGCGCGGCCGCTGCCGCAGGGACCGTCGCTGCTCGCGACCGCTGCGCGCCCGGAAGATTTCCGTGCGGAACTCGTAGTCAACGTCGACGGACTGCGACCAGTTGATGCGGAGCGGCCACAGCATCACGAGACGCCTATCGCGGACTTCACGGCGCCCGAGTTGGCGCGCAGGAAGTTCAGGATGACCCGCTCACCCGGGCGGCTGCTGAGACTCTGTTCGAGGAACGACGGCGCGTCGAAGGCGTTCACGATGCGCACGTTCTGCCCACCCCCGCCGTTCATGGCGTTGCGCGGGTCGTCGCGCGACAGCACCTCCTCGCCCGTCTGCAGGATGGCTGGGACCTCGTCGCTGCGCAGCCCGGGCATGCCGCCCGAGTGATACCTCTGGGCGTTGGCGAACCACGCCGAGGGGGCGAACCGGGTCGGAAGCGGCGTGCTGCCGATGACGCCGCCGGTGTGCGCCACCGGAACGAAGCCGCCCCCAAGGGGCAGGCCGGCGATATTGCCGCCGCCTACGCCCGGGCCCCCGCCGCCGAACAGTCCGCCGATGAAGCCGATCGCGCGCATCGCGAGTTGTAGGGCCGCCGCTTCGACGAGCATCTCGCCGACTCGCCGCAGGAAGTCGGACGCGAAGTTCTGGAAGGCGCGGCCGATGGACTCGATGGCGTTCTCGCCCTCGCCAATAGCCTGCGCCAACTGGTCGAAGGCATTGGTCAGCGAGCCGGCGAACGCCTTCTCGAGGTCGCCGCGGGTCACGCCCGCCTGGTCGCCGACGGACGCGATCTCGGCTTCGAGGTTCTGAAGCCGCAGAATCGCGTTCTCCGCCTCGGGTCCGCCGACGGCTTGGTAGAACTGGATCGCCGACTGGATCGCGGCCTGCAGGCTGCCGTTGACCGCGTCGAGTTGCTGCTTGAGCCGCTCCTCCGTGGCGGTGTCGCCGCCTTCGCGCGCGAACTTGATCTGCTCCTGCAGCAGACGGCGCCGCTCCAAGAGCTGATTGACTTCGGCCTCGGCGTTCGCTAGGTCGAACAACCGACCTTCGAGGTCTGCGATTTCGTCCAACTGCGCGCGGCTAAGAACGGCCCCCGCCTGAGCGGCGGCGTTGGTCGCTTCGCGCTGCGCCCGGAGAATCTGCTGCGCGCGGGCCGACTGCCCGGCAAGCTCGATCTCAAAGCGCCGCTCGTCGTTCGCGCGACGCAACTCGTCGGCGAACTCCGCCTGCTCCGAGGCGCCGCCCCCGCCGTCGCGGGCCGACGAGAGCGCGGCCTCCGCGTCGAACAACTGCGCGGCGAGGTCGGCGGCCTGCTGCAGTTCCTCGGCCGACGCGACCGTCCCCGCGGACTCGGCCTCGCGCTGCCGGTCCAGCCGCGCACGGGCGATGGCCTGCTCGCGCTCGTCGACGATGCCCAGCAGGCGGATTTCGTCCTCGACCTGCCGATTGCTTTCGGCGACACCCTCTGCGTAGTCACGAACGGCTTCGGCGCGGCGCTTCTCATCCTCAATCGCTTCCGCGTTCGCGAGGTTGAAACGCGCCTGCTCGGCGTTGCGACGGATGAACTCGGCGTCCGCGGCGTTCTGCGCCCGTGCCAGCGCCTCGCGCTCGGCCGCGTCGATCTCCGCAAGCCCCGCGGCGAGGTTGCGCTGCGCCTCCAGCGCCGGGACCTGCGCTGCGATCGTGTCCATCGCCGCGCTGAACGCGCGCGCTTCGCTGGCCGCGCCGCGGATCTCCGCGCGAAGGCCCTGCAAGCGCAGGATGGCGTTCTGGGCCTCGACGCCGCCCATCGCCCGATAGAACGCCACGGCTCCGTCAAGCGCCTCGTCGAGGCTGCGGTTGACCGCGTCCAACTGCTCCTTCAGTCGTTCTTCTTGGCGGGTGTCGCCAGACTCGCGAGCAGCCTCGATCTGGTCTTGCAGGAGTCCGCGCTGCTCGTAGAGGCCGTTCAGCTCGGTCTCGACGTTCGACAGGTCGAACAGCCGGCCCTCGCGCTCCGCGATAGCGTCGAGTTGCTGCTGGTCAACTTCGAGGCCGACGCGCGCTGCCGAGACGGTGGCCTCGCGCTGGGCGCGGAGGATCTGCTGCTCGCGCGCGGTGCGGCGCGTCAAGTCAATCTCGAAGTCCCGCTGCTGGTTCGCCGCCTCCAGCCCCTCGACGAACTCCCGCTGCCGCTCGGCGGTCTGCTCCAACTGACGCGCTGCATCGACCGCGGCCTGCGCGTCGAACAGGCGCGCCGCGAGGTCGCCCGCCCGGTCGAGGTCGTCGGCCGAGATAGGCTGCTGCTCGGCTTCGGCTTCGCGCTGCCGTTCGAGACGCGCCCGGGCGATAGCCTGCTCGCGCGCGTCTACGATGCCGAGGAGGCGGATTTCGTCCTCGATCTGGCGCCCGCGTTCCTCGACCTCCTGCGCATACTCACGCGCCCGCTCGGCGCGCTCCTTGTCGAGTTCGAGGGCCTTCTCGTTGACGACGTTGAAGCGAGCCTGCTCGGCCGCGCGCCGGATGAACTCGGACTCGGCGAAGTTCGGCGCATTGCGGAGCGCCGTCTGCTCCGCCGCGTCGATCTCGGCGAGGGCGGCCTCACGCTGCCGCTGCTCGTTGAACTCGGGCACCCGGCCCGCGATCTTGTCGAGCGCCTCGGTGAACGCCTTGACGTCTCGCGTGGCCCGCTTGGCTTGGATGCCCGCATCCTCGCCGAACCGGAACATGGCGCGCTGCGCCTCGGTCGCCCGGCCCTCGACGAAGGCCAGCGCGGCGCCGAGTTCGGTGGTGCGCGCCTCGGCCTCGACGGCACGCGCGGCGTAGTCTTGCAGGTCGGTGACGGTCTCGGCGGTGAAGATTTCGGTCGAGGCCACGTCGCGTAGCTTGGACTGAAACTGCGCCGCGTTAATCTCGCCGCGCGTGAGCGCGTCCTGAAGCTGGAGAAGCTGCTGCCGGGCCGTGTTGAAGTCCCGGCGACTGACCCCCTCTGCGCGGCGAAGCCCGACGCCAGAGCCACTCGTGCCCCGCGCGACGACTTCGCGCTGGATGCTCTCCGCCCGCGCCGCCGCCTCGGCGACCTCTTTTTGCGTGACGCGCTTCTGCACGAGGTCGAACGCCTCGGCGGCGCTCTTGGCCTCGGCGAAGGCGTCCTTGACCCGCAGCAGGGTCGCCTCGGTCTTTTCGAGTTCGGCCGCCGCCTCGGCGCTCTTGGCTGCGGCGCCGGCAAAGGCGTCGAGGATCGTGCCCACCACCACCGCGCCTGCGATGCCCGCGAGGCCGCCGAGGCTCGCGACGATCGCCCGGATGCTGCGGATGATGACGAACGACGCGCGCTGGAAGCCCAGCAGCGCCACGCCGAACCGGCCGACCGCGCGGCCCGCGCCGGTGGCGCCGGCAGACATCGCCTCGAACGCCGACCGCAGCGCCACGACGGCCTGCGCCGCCTCCAGCGAGCCCGGCCCCGCCCGCCGCAGGTTCGCGAGCAGGTTGACGACGCCCTTCGCGATCTTGGCGGAAGCGACGACAATGAGAACGTCGCCGAAAACCTCGAAGTTCCGCGCGGCGATCGTCACGACCGAGATCAGGCCGCCGAGAATTTCGCCGATCTGGCGAAGCGCCTGCCGACCCTCGTCGCTGGCGAGCGCCCGGTTCAGCGCCTCGACCGCCTCGGCAAGCCCGTCGAAGAAGCCGCTCTCCGCCACCAGCAGGCGAGACTCGAAGATCAGCGCGCCAAGCCGGTCGATCTGCGACGTGGTCGTCTCAAGCGCCGCGGGCAGCGCGCCGCCGAAGCGCGCCGTCAGCGCGTCAGCGAAGCGGAGCATGTCCTGCTCGGTGATGAGCAGTCCGTTCTCCATCGCCGCGAACAGCAGGTTCACGTTCTCGGCGCCGAAGCCCATCGCCTCGGAGAACAGCGCCGCAGCGCCCGGCAGCACTTCGCCGAGCTGCTGGTTGAGTTCTTCCGCCGTGAGCTTCTGCTTGTTAATGATCTGGGTCAGCGCCAGAAAGACGCGACCGAGTTCCTCCGTCGAGGCGCGGTTGACCTTGCCCGCCTCGGCCGTCGCGATGAAGATGCGACGGATCGACTCGTTCGCAAAGCCTGCCGCGTCCGAGGCGACGGCGAACTTCGAGTACTCCTGCGACAGCACGCCGAACTGCACGCCGAGGCGGTTGGCCTCCTCGCGCAGGAACCGGATCTCGCGCGCCGTGCGCGCGGCCGTCGAGTCCTGATCGCCGTCGTCGAACGCGACGTTCAGGCGGCTGAACGCGGCGTCGATCTGGCGCTGGCTGTCGATGATCCGCCCGACCTGGTCGAGCGCGTTGTAGAAGCCGACGAAGGCTGCCGTCAGCCCGAGGATCTGGCCCCGGAGGCGCTGCGTCAGATCGAGCGTGGTGCGTGAGCCGTCGCCCACGCGGCGCAGCGACAGGTTCAGCGCCTCGGCGCTCTCGACGCCCTGGAACAGCGAGCGCACGAGCTTGTCGACCTCGGCGCGCTGACGCGCCGCGGCGCTGGCCGCCGCCGTCTGCTGGCCCGTGAGGGATGCCGTCGCCGCCGCGGCCTGCGTCGCCGCCGCGGCGGTCTCGCGGGCCGCGATCGCCTGCAACTGCGCCGTGCGGCTGGCCTCGGCCGCCTTGCTCTGCTCCGACGCCTGCTTGCGCGCCGCGGCCTGAACCTGCGCGCCGTACTTCCGGTACTCGGCGCCCGCCTTGGCCGCGGCCTTCTCAGCGTCGAGGAGCCGCTGCGCGAGCGCCGCCGTCGGCTGCTCGGCCTCCTTCACCGCTTGGCGCACGGCGATCAGATCGCGCAGCGCGTCGGCGTACTGGTTGCGGAGCCCGCCCGGCGTCGCCAGCACGCGCGCCTCGGCCTGCGCGGTCGCGCGGCGCTGCTCGGCGGCCTGCTGCTCCTTCAGCGCCCGGGTCAGCGTCTCGACGTCTCGGCTGGCCTGCAGCGCCTCGCCGCCGAGATCGTTGAGCGTGGCGCCCGACCGGGCGAGGGCGGCCCGCACCGTCTCGGTCTGGTCGCTGAGCCCGGCGTAGGCCGTCTGCACGCGGCCCAGCGCCGCCGCGGACTCCTCCGCCGCCTCGGCCGCCTGCTTCTCCGCCGACGCCGCGGCGCGCTGCTCGGACTGCGCCAGCTTCAGCGCGGCCTGCTGCTTGGCGATGGCCGCCGCCGACCGCTCGCGCGCCCGCACCAGCGGCTCGGCCTGCTGCGCCGCGCGGCGCTCGGCGGCGGCGGTGCTGGCGACGAGGCTCTGCAGCCGGGAAAGCGCCGCGCGCTGCTCGTCGGTGACGGTCTTGGCGCGCTGGAGGCGCTTCTCAAGCGCCGCGTAGTCACGCTGCGCCTTCGCCGCGGCGGCCGCGGCCTTATCCTGCGCGGCGCTCGCGCCCGAGGCGGCGGCGTCCTGCTGCTGGAACTTAGCCTGCAGCTTTGCGAGGGCGCCTTCGAGCCGCTCGACGTCTGCGCGGGCTCGCGCGCTGCGGTCGGCGTACTGCTGCTGCGCGTCGCCGGCCGCCTGCGCTTCGGCTTCGATGGTGGCGAGGGCCTTGCCGGCGGACTCAAGGTCCTTCGTCAGCCGGTCCAGCGCCCGGAGCGCAGTCGCCTGCGCTTCGAGCTTCTGGATGCTGGCGCCCAGCTTGTCGGTAAGGGTGGCGGCGCCCTGCGCGGAACTCGCCGCGGTGTCCTGCGCCTGAGTCAGCGTTTCGAGCGCGTCGGCGATGGACTGGACCGTCTTGCTGGCCCGGTCCTGCGCGGTGATTACGAGGTTGACGTCTCGCTTAGTCATCGGGGCGCAACCTCGTAATCAGGTCCTTCAGGTGCTTCGCGCCCTTCTTGTCGAGGACGCTCGCAATCACCGCCTGCATGACGATCGCTTCGTCCGCCATGCGAGCGTTGACCCTCTCCGTAACCAAGGCCGCCTCGACCCAGACGCGGCCGATGGGGTAGTCTCGGGCGGCTACGTGGCCGTGCTCGATCAGGAGGCTGACCTGCCTCCTGACGTTCGTCAGCCAGGCGTCGAAATCGCCTTTGCGTTGAGGGCCGCCACCGCCCGCTCGGCGACCGCCAACAGGTTTCCCACGGCGCCCTCGCCCACGAAGGTCAGGTCGCCGATGTGCTGCAGCGCCTCGATCTGGATGGAGAGCGGCAGGTTCTCAGGCAGTTCCCGGTCCGCGGCGCGGCGGATAACCGCGTCCAGCAGGTCGGGCGCCGCCACCATCGCGTCGAGCATCGCGGCCTGCGCGTCACCCTGAAACGCGGCGAACAGCCGGCGGACGACGTCGGCGTTCTCGCGGACCAGTTCGACAATGTCCGCGAGGCCGAGACCCCGGACGGCGAACTCGCCGCCCGGGAAGGTGATCGTGGCGCGCATCAGAGCGGACGCCCGTCAGCGTAGATCGCCTCGCCGACGTCGGGCTTCAGCACCTCGAGCGCGAACTCGATGGTCTGCCAGTCCTCGCCCTTGAGCGCGTACTCGCCCGACGGCGTGATCTCGACCTTCGGCATGTAGAAGTCGCGGTTCGCGCCGATGGGGTTGTCCGCGATGAAGCGCAGGGCGCCCAGCACCGGCGTCGCACCCGAAATGACGCGCTCGAAGGTCGCGGCCGCGGCCGAGTAGGTCACGACGCAGGACTTCTCGGTCGAGAAGAACGGCGAGTTCGCCAGGATCTCGATGCGGCCGAGGGTGCTGTCCACGACGTAGTCAGTGCCGAGGACGGCGGTCGCGGCGGGCGTCGTGGTCGCGACGCTGGTGACGGTCACGTTGCGGAGGCCGGTGGGCCGGGCGGCGGTCTGGCCGATCTGGTAGAACCGCCCGCGGCGCATCGAGATCGTCTCGGTGGCCGGGCCGGCGATCGCCGTCTGCGTCACATTCGACGCGGTGCCGAAGAAAAACAGCGCCACGTTGTCCGTGCTAATGTTGTCGCACGACATGGTGCCCGATCGCGTGGTCTCGATGACGACGCTGGCGTCCTTCTCGCGGAGGCCGCGGTCCGCGCTGAAATGCTCCAGCTTCTCGGCGGCGATGGTCAGCGAGAAGCTGGGCGTGTTGCCCAGGTAGAGTTCGCCGGTCCGGGTTTCCGTGCCGGCCGCGAAGCGGTCGAAGAAGATTTTCCCCGAGCCGCGGACGTAGTTGTTCGCCATCGTCATCTCCTCAGTGACGGGTCAAGTCATACTTGAGTCCCGGTTCAAATGGAAGCGGCTTCGATCACCTTCACCGCCAGCTCGGACCAGAAGTAGGCTTGGTTCGAGGTCTCGTCGGGCGGGCGGACCAGCGTCCGCTCGACCAGGATGTCCTCCACGACGAACACGCCAGGAACGCGGTGCCCGAAGAACGTGCCGCGCTCGCGCTCGCGGTAGATGCGGCGGTTCACGTCGGCCGCCAGCAGGTAGGCGGGGTCGGTCGGGTTCTCGTGATCTTCGTCGACGAAGCCCTGCACGAGCAGGCGCCAGGTGTCGCTGATGAGCCCGCTGCGATCCGGCACCGGCGCCGGCGCGCCGGGCTCGGGCAGCCGCTCGACGATCGTCACGAACGGCACCGGCGTCTCGGGTCCGAAACGAACCCGGCCGCGGTAGACGGCGCCTCTCAGGTCGTGCTCGTAGCCGTTCGCCGGGGTGATCTCCTTGAGGCCGTCGGTCAGCGCCCGCAGCCACAACAGCCGATGGCTCCCCATCAGTTCGACCCTCTTGTCAGGTTCAGCAGGCGCAGGAACTCAGTCTCGAGCAGGCGCGCAGTCTGCTCGGACCGCTCGCCCGAGACGCGGAAGAACACCGACGCGACCGACGGACCGTAGAGCAGCCAGACGTTCTTGCCGAACTTGGCGGGCTTGAACGCCGCCGCGGGCTTCGGGCCGCTCGTGCGGACCGCGAGGCCAAGGTTCGACTTCGTCTCCGTCAGCTGGTTCCCCGCGCGCAGCCGCACCAGGAACGCGCGGTTCAGCAGGCGCGGCCCCTTGTTGGCCCGAACGCGAACGGCTAGGCCCTTGCCCGGGGCGCCATCCACGAAGCGGGCGAGGGAGGTGGGCCGCCAGCGGGCGCGGATCGTAGCCTCGGGAATGGACTCGGAAGCCCGCCGGCTCACGACGAGGCGGCCGGTGGCCGGTGCGAGGTAGCTCTTGGGCCACGCATACTCCCCCAGCAGCGCGCGCGCCGACTCGGTTCGCTCCCGGTCGGCGGTGCGGTTGACAGCCATCGACAGGATCTTGGGCATGGCGGCCGGAAGGTCGGAGACGTCCTTCAGCACGGCCTCGACGCCCTTGCCCGAAATCTGGATGCGGAAGCCGCTCACAGGGCGGCCCTCTGCGCCGGGCTGAGCCGCGTGCTCTGCGCGAGCACGGTCTCGCCGTCGCGCGGGTGGACGTAGTCGATGCGGAACGCCTCCTCGGCGAAGATCACGACGGCGCCACGCGCGGGCGTGACGCCCTCCGAGAGGTGAAACAGAATGTCGGGGTTGTCCTCCGACACCGTGACCGCGTCTGGGATGCCGTCGACGTCGCCGATCTCCGCGCGGCGCGCGAACACGCGCACCCCGACGATCGTCTCGACGCCATCCGGGGCGCGATACGTGCAGAGGCGCCGCGCCCGGACGTGAATCCGGGCGCGGGCTTTGTTGCGGATGGCCTCAGACGCCATCGTCCTCGGCCTCGGCGGTCTTGGTCTTGCCCGCCTTCGCCGCCGGCTTGGGCGCCGGGTTGAACCGCTCGTGGAGGGCGAGTTCCTCCTCCGACGGCTCGCGCGCAGCGCCCACGGACAGCAGGAACGCCCCGTCCTGCGCGCTGACCTCGAACACGGAGCCGCCCTTGTGCTCGACGCCCGGGTTGCCGACGACGCAGGTGTGGATTGCGGTGAGAAGCATCAGGACCTCCTTACAGGGCGACCGGCGTGGCCTTGAACGTCGCGTTGGGGTTGACGGGGACCATCAGCGGCGCCGACTGCCAGAGCAGGTACTCGGCGGCAGGGTCGCCCTGCTCCATCCAGTTGCGGCCGTAGACCTCCAGCGAGCGGTACTGCGCGTAGGGGTCGATGATCGCGCCGAAGCAGCGGTAGCCCATGATGCGCGACGGATTGGCCGTCATCACGAGCGTCCCGTCGACCATGAACGGCGTCTCGACGCCGGCCTCGTTCTCGTAGGTGTCGCGGTAGAGGTCCACCTTGATGCGCGCACCAGACGCCCCGCCGACCTGGAGGTTGCCGACCGGCACCACGCGCTCCGAGTCGATGACGCCCCGCTCGATCGTGGCGCGCGGTTCGCGCAGGTTCGTGTCCATGTGCTTGAGCAGTTCGGCGTCCTGCCGCATGACGCGCCACACCTTGGGCGTGATCGTCAGGCGCTCGGGGAAGCCGCCGAACGGGGCCTCGAACATGATGTCCGCCCACCGCTGGATCGAGTCGATAATCGACACGCCCGCGTCGCCCCAGCGGTTGCCTGACGTCAGAACGACCGTGTTGGCCGACTGCCGCAGATAGTCGATCTGCTGGGTGGGGTACTCCTCGCCCGAGATCGTGTCGGCCGCGTTGATGATCGCGTTGGCCGCCATCAGTTCCAGACGGGTCTGGATGGCGTCGGCCGCCATCGCGGTCATCTGGACCTTCAGCGCATTGTGGCGCTGCATGGGCGTCAGCTGCGCCTCGTCGAGAAGCGAGCGGTCGACGCCGACGATCTTCGTCAGCGGCCGGAAGGGGTCGACGACCTCCTTGACCTTGACGTAGGCCGGCTTGAACCGGAACGACTTGCCCTCGTCGCGCCACATCGGCTTGCCCTGACCCGCGGGGCGAACGTAGGGGGCGATGCGGCGGCCGCGGTAGGGCAGCTTGTCGAACTCGATCCAGTCGGTGTCGCTGTTCACCTGGTTCGTGAACATCGGCAGCCAGTAGTTCGCCCGGGACTTGACGTCACGCATCACGCCCAGAAGGCGGCGCGTGTCCCAGATTTCATACGGATAGTTGCTCATGGGGGCTCCTTACGCGGCCTTGCGGACGGTGATCTGGGTGGGCGAGGGCGAGCCGCTGAACGCGGTGGCCTTCTTCGCGTCGGTGTCGAACGTCGAGTGCCAGACCAAGATGTCCTGGTTGAAGGCGCCCGAGAACCACACGGGGACGGTCTTGCCTGCCTCGCCCGAACCCGACGCGACAGCCTGCGTGACGACGCCGACCGGCTTGACGGCGGAGGCGGGCGTGGCGTTCCACGTCGCCGGAACCAGCTGGCCCGAGGCGTTCAGTCCGACCACCTCGAACTGCTGAAAGGTCTGCGAGGCCGCCATCGGCATCGGGAAGGACTTGAGCGGCGGATAGTCGCTCGTGAGGAGCATCTTCTGCCGGTAGGTGTCGAGCTCCTCGAACGTCGCGAGGCCGACCTCGGGATAGGGAATCGTGCGATCAACCATCTTCGCCCCCTCAGTACTTCAGGCCCGACACGCCAAGGGCGCGGGCGATTTCGAGATCCGACGAGCCGTCCTCGACCTTGCCGGCCGGGGCGGCGCCTTCGCCCACCGGGGCGGTGGCGTGCTGCTTCATCTTCTGGTCGAGGCCGCCCGCGGGCGCGGTGGCCGCAGTTTCGCTCGGCAGCTTCGCGAGCAGCGCCGTCGCCTGCGCGACGGTCATGTCCGTTTCGAGCGCGAGGTGTGCCGCGGCGCCGGGCCGTGCCTTCGCCTCCTCGCTGTTCAGGATGCCCGAGATCCGGGCGCGCTCAGCGGCCTTCGAGTCGGTCGCGGCTTTCGCCACGGCCGCTTCGAGGTCCGCCTGCGGGATCATGTTCTCCGCCATAGGCATCTCCTCTGTGTCGCCACGCGACAGTTCCGCCGCAAAAGCGGCCACAGCCGTCTCGAAGGAGCCGACCTCATCGGCGAGCCCCTTCGCGACGGATTCCTCGGCGCCGTAGGTCGCAGCCTCAGTGGCGCGAACCGCCGCCTCATCGAGCCCGCGGTTCCGCGCCACGGTGCTCACGAAGATCGAGTAGAGGTTGTCGATGCGCGCCTGGATGCGCGCACGGGCGTCGTCGCCCAGCGGCTCGAAGGGGTTGCCCTCGACCTTGTGCTTGCCCGCATAGATGTACGTGACCTCGTAGCCGGCCTCGGCCAGAGCCTTGCTCATGTCGACGTGCATCGTGACGACGCCGATGGAGCCGACGCCGCCGGTCCGCGCGACCGAGACGCGGTCGGCGGCCGACGCGATGCTGTAGGCCGCGGAGTAGGCGCTCTCCGCCGCGTAGGCGCGGATGGGCTTGCGCTCGCGAGCCGCGAAGATCGCGTCCGCCAGATCGAAATTGCCGGCGACCATGCCGCCCGGGCTGTCGATCTGCAGCGCGATCCCGCGAACATCCGAGTCCGCGACGCCACGACGGATGGCCGCGGCGATGTACTCGTAGCCGGTCGCGACTTCGCCGTAAGCGTAGGGGAAGCCGTTCAGCAGCGCACCCTTCACCGGAATCGTGAGCACCCCGCCCTCAACCCGGTAGGGGCGGTACTCCGACATCGGGTCGTCGTCCGCAAACCAGAAGCCGCCGGCGCAGACCGGCCACTCGAACTCCGACAGAGCTTCGAGGCACGCCTTGAAGTGGTCGATCTTTGAGGGGTCCACGAGCACGTCGCCCGAGATGCGGGGCACGAAGTTCATTCTTCGGGATCTCTTTCTTCGGCCGAGGGCATGACGAGCGGCTCGTCGGGCCGGGGTAGGCCGGCCGCGGCGAACGCCTCGTTCTCCCGGCGCCGCTGCTCGATGACCTTGCGCCAGTCGCGACCCATGCGACCCAACTCATCCTCGTAGGTGCTCAAGTTGTGCTGGAGTCGCAGGACAGCCGCCTGCGTCTCCTTCATCTCGTCGATCTGGCCGCGCGCCGCGCCGAGCCAGTCGCACGCCGCATAGGCTTCGGCGTTCAGCCCCTCGTACCACGAGGGCGCGTTGCGCGGCATGGCGGTAATCTCGCCCTTGTTCAGGGCCTCCTCCAGCCACAGCCAGTAGTGCGCCGTCGCGACCCGGTCCGCGACGCGCTTCTTGCGCGCCTGCATGTTGCGCCAGGTCAGCAGCATCGCCGCACGAGCCGACGAGTAGTTCGTGCGGGTGTAGTCGCGCGACAACTCCTCATAAGAGACGCCGAGGTTCGCTGCGAGGTATCGCAGGAGAGACTGCTCAAAGTCGCTGCCCGGCGCAGACCCGGTCCCGGCCGGCTGCAGGTTGAGCTTGGTGCCGGGGTGGAGGTGCGGAATCTTGACGCCGTCGAGGCGGAGGTTGTTCGCCCCGCCCGAGTACTGCGCGATCGACGACAGGAAGCTGCCGACGTAGCTGCGGAAGGCCGAGGCCGCGAGTTCGCCGTTCGACGCGCCTGCGCCGAGCGCCTCGAACACCGCCGAGGTGGGCAGTTCGGACTCGATGGTCGCGGCGAAGGTGGCGTTCGTCACGGCGTTCTGCAGCGTGACCTCGCGCAGCTTGCGCGCGATCCGCATTTCCTTCACCGCCGCCATCAACCCGGGCACGCCCCGCGTCTGCGCCGGCGCGACGTCCTCGAACAGGTGGAGGACCTGCCAACGGCCCCAGGGCAGCTGGGCGGGCACGAGCGTCCAGCGGTCGAGGGCGAAAAAGCCCTGCTCGGCGACATAGTCGGCCGGATGCGCGACGCGAATGTGGTATCCGGTCGGGCGGCCGAACTGGTCCTTCTGGACCCCGCCCCGCAGGAACCGGCTCTCCTGAACATTCGACGGCGTCGACAGCCGCTCGATCTCGATAAACTGCGTGGCGCTGGAGAAAGGCCGATCGGCGCCGCGCAGCCAGAGCGCCTGCATCAGGACCTCGCCGCATGCGATGTCGAGGCCCACGGCGAGACGAACGATGTCCGTGAGCGTCTTGCGCCGAGCCGCGTCGAACCAGCCGCGGTGGCTCTCGGCCGCGAGCGTGAACTTGGTTTCGACTTCCTCCTGAAACTCGGCCGCCCAAGTCTCGTCGAGGCCGAGGACCGAGTACGCCGGGCGGGCGTTGAGGAGGTACGACGCGCCGACGATGCCATCTTGCACGACGCGCTGGCCCGCAGAGACGTAGGCGTCGTTCCGGATCAGATCGTAGACGCGGGCGAGGCCGAGGTCCTTGGCGGCCAGGACGTCCTCGTCCACAGGATTGAGGGCCGGCTGCCAGGTGTGCAGCGCATCCGCGATGCGGGCCGCGCCCTCATAGGCGCCGCCGACGCCGGGCGAGTGCGCAGCTGCAAGCGGGAGCAGCGTGTGCGGGATCATCAGAAGCTCACCCGCAGCGGGCCCTTGACGACTGTGGCGCCGGGCTGCGCCGCTGCGATGGTGGCGCGAAGGTCCTGAATGTAGGCCCGCAGGGAGGGCATGCGTGCGGGCGTGTACTCGATGCGCTCACCGTTCTGGTCGACATAGACGCGAACCGCCGCGCCGGTGGCGAGGTCGTGGAGCGCCTGCTCCGCGTCGGCGAGTTTTTCGGCGTCGGTCATGCAAGGTCCGCTCCGAGTTTCGACAGGTCATACTCTACTTTTGCTTGACTTTCAAA